CGTTGGCTGATGTTGGCCAGGTCGCCGCCTCGCTGACCTCGGTGGACGCCGGCAGCGCCGCCGACACGGGAAGCATCCCTGCCGTCGGACCGACGTCGACAGACACGGCGACGGCTACCGACGCTGCGGCCATCACGGCCACGCCGGCCGATTCGGACAGTAGTACGGCCGTCGACTTGGGCGCGGTCACCGGCACGGCTACGAGTTCGGATAGTGCGACCGCCTCCGAAACGACGGCCACCGCAGTTGTCAAATCGGACAGCGACACGGTCACCGCTACCGATGTGCTGGTTTCGTTGACCGCCTCGGTTGCCGATGTTGATGTGGTCGCCGCGACCGGGTCCGGGGATGGCTACGGCGCAGGTGGCTACGGCGGCGGCTCCTACGGCGGCGATGTTCCCCTCATCTCGCTGGCCGCCGTTGATGGCATCACAGCCATCGACGGCGCGACACTCACCCCGTCGATCGCCAGTTCGGACACGGCGGCGTTCGTTGAGGCGACACCGACCATCGGTGTTGCCGGTGTTGATGCGGCCACGGCAGCGGACAGTAGTGCGCTGACCTACCTGCTGGTCAGCTCGGACAGTGCTACCGCCGCCGATGCGACTGTTCTGTCCCCCACCGTGTTCGGCATGGACAGCATCACCGCGGCCGACTCGGTGGTGTCGCTGAATGCCACGGTGGCCGGGGGGGATGGGGCGACTGCGGGCGAAACCCCGGCAGTCGCAGCCAGCCTGACCGCCAGTGACAGCGGTGCGGTAGCCGAGGTGGCGCTCGTCGGCCTGTCCGACACGGATACAGCCTCGGTCGCTGAGGGTGCCCCGCAGGTCACGCTGACCTCGCGTGACAACCATGTCGCCGTCGACACCCTCGCAGCCCTGTCCGCGCAGGTCGCCGACGTTGACACCGTGTCCGCGCTGATGGCCGGCGACGGCTACGGCGAGGCCGGCTACGGTGTCGACCCCTACGGGGGTGTGGCAGTCGCGATCGGCGTCACCGCAGCCACACCCGATCAGGGTGGGCTGGCGGAGGCGGTCGGATCGCTGTCCGCCAACGTCGCCGGGCTTGACCAGGCCGCTGCTGGCGAGCAGACCCCGGCAGTCGGTATGGCCAGCACAGACGCTGGCTCTGCGGCCGACCAGACCGGACTTGCCGTCACCGCGTTCAGTGTTGACGGGATTACAGGTGCCGACACGTTCGGCCCGATGTCGGCCACGGTTACCGCCTCCGAATCCTCGCGGGCAGTTGACCAAGCGCACATCGACGCGGCGGTCAACGGCGGCGTCGACACGGTCGTGCTCGATGACTCCGACGCGCTCGCCCGCATTGTGACTGCGATCCTCACCGGCCTCGATGTCCCATCCGGACCGGGCGATGCGGTCGGCTACGGGGATGTCGGCTACGGCGGCGGCGACTACGGAGGAATGCTCGGCGGAGCAATCCTCACCGGCACCCCAAGCGCGGCGACAGCGCCGGCCGGCGGCGACGAACCCGCCGTGGTCCTCACCGGCAGTCCGACGATCTGACCCTGTGGGGGTGTCATGTCGACGACCCCCTACGCGGCGGGGCAGGCTGTTCGTCTGCCCTGCCAGCTTGTCGACCCGGTCAGCGGTACGCCGGTCGATCCGGAAACGCTGTCGCTGACGATCAGGCTGCCCGACGGGTCGACCGTCACCGCCAACCTGGTCGATCTGACCCGGTTGGGCGTCGGCTCGTACGAGTATGTGTACACGCCGCCGAACGAGGGCCGGTATGCCTACTGGTACAGGGCAACCGCACCGAACGGCGGCCTCGACGGCGAGTTCACCGCCCTGCCGTCGGGTGCGTATGCCGATTCCGGGCAGGTGTTCGGCTGGCCCGGCTCCTATGTGACGATCGCCGAGTTCAGGGCGATGCCGACGGGCACCAACGTTGACGACCTGATCGCCAACGGCTCGCTGGCGGCGAACGATGCCGAGCTGGGCAACATCTTGTTGAGGGCGTCCAGATGGTGCGACAACTACTGCGCTGTGCAACTCGGCGCGCACCGAGTGCTGTCGGAGCGGCAGTCGGTGCGGGTCGCGGGCGACGGCACCATCACCCTGTCGCCCCGGCACACCTCCGGCACCGTACCCGCAGTGTCGCTGTCCAGGTTGGCCTACGGCAGCCCTGGGCAGATGACTGACTCCACCCCGGCCGTCTACTGGCCCGCGGATGGGCTGATCGTCGTCCCGTTCACGGGCGGCGGTGGAACGGTACCGTTGCAGTTCGGCGGACCTCCACCGGGCCAGCGGATGTGGGTTGAGTACGACTACATCGCCGGCTTCCCCATCTCGATTCTCACCGCGGCCTCGGCTGCTGCCGCCACGACGCTGGCCATACAGGACGCCACCGGCATCCAACCCGGCCAGACGCTCAACATCCACCACCCAGGCTCGGAAGAAGCTGTCAGCGTCGCCACCTCGTGGACCCCGACAACCGGCCCGGCAACCCTTCCCCTCGTCGGCACGGCGGCCTACGCCCACCCGGCAGGTACCTCCATCGGCGCGATGCCCGAAGACATCAAGACCGCGGTCGGCCAGATGGCCGTGGTGCTCATCCGCCGGTCGTCGGACACCGGGGCGCCGTCGGTAGACAAGTCGGTGGGCACCGACATGGACGTCTTCCAAAAAGCCGCACGGATGATCCTCGACCGGTACAAGCGGATCGCAGTCTGAACCCAGCCCGGAGGCGTCATGTCTCGGGCCACAATCCGCGCCGCCACCGCAGCCTGGTTCGGGGGAAGACCGCAACCCTCCCGACCGTCGATGTACCGCGATGGCCCCGTCAAGTTCTTGGGCACCCTTTGGACCAGCGGCCCGCGTGAGGCACAGGACGACGACTATTGCCCCCTGCCCGGCCAGGTTTCCGGCGCTGTCTGCACGGTTCACCTCGTCAACCACCTGGAGAAGCGAGAGTCGATCGGCGGAGGCGGCACCAACGGCATCACGCCAGCCGGCGAAAAGCGGATCGACCGCACGGTCTACCTCGAAACCTACTTCCGGTCCCGGCAGCCGCGTGTTGAGGACGCGATCGATGACTTCGACGCATTCCTCGACGCACTCGCCGAACGAGCGCGCGCAGACCGCACCTGGGGAACCGGTGGTCGAGACTTCGGCGTCATCTGGCAGGCCGGCGAAGACATTGAAATCAACCCGGGCGAGCCGGAACTGAAAGACAACCGGCTTCACGTTGAAGTCGCCGTCATCACGACCGTCACCGAATTCATCATTTCATAGTCTACCCGCCTTTCGGCTGGGGGTTTTCGCATGCCCGCATTCACGTTCGCCCCGGCCGATGGGCAGGCCCGCTACTACTCCGACCGGGGTAGCTGGTTTCAGCCCGGCGAGATAGCCGACTGGCCCGAACCACCCGACCCCCACTGGTCGGCGCCCGATACCTCTCCCATCGCCGTCGAGCCGGCCTCGACGCCCAAGAAAGGCGGTGGGAAGTGAGCGCGGCTCCGGCACAGGCAACCAATCTCTCCTACCTAGGCGTGTCCCTCGACAAGTACCGGGCGTTCCTGACCGCGAGCGCGAACCAGTCGGCGACGTCGCTGTCGGTTTCGGACACCACCAACTGGCCGAACTCCGGCAACCTCACCATCTACGATCCGACGTCTGGTGGCACAACCGTTGAGACGGTCGCCTATACGTCGGTGTCGGGGACCACGGTGACCTGTGCGGCGACCGTCGCAGCGCACAGTGCCGGGAACCTTGTCGTCGTCACCGCCGCGAACGCCGCCCCGACCGCGTACATCCCGGTCAAGACGTTTGAGCCCGTCGACAACTTGACCATTCTTGAGGACATGGGCTACCGCGGCTCCGAGGTGGGCCTGTTCGGGGCGATTCCCGGTGTCATCCATTCGGAGTACAGCACCTCCGGTGACGTGTACCCGGAGAGCATCGGCTATTTTCTCGGCGCCCTGCTCGGCGACTATGCCGTCACCGGAGGGTCGGCCCCGTACAGCCACACCTTCAACATCAAGAACAACATTGGTGTGTACGGCGGCGGCCAGCCCGAATCGCTGACCATCGCGGACTTCTCTGGTCTGACCGGTGCCTCGTCGAACAAGGCCCGTGCCTACCCGGGAAGCGTCGTATCCGAACTGACGATCACCTGGTCGTCGGAAGCTCTGCTGACTTGGTCGGCGAAGCTCACCGGCTGGCCGTCCGGTGTCATCCCCAAGCCGACCTCGTCGTGGTCGGGTATCAGTCCGCCGCTTCCCGCGTGGCGGGGTGTGACGTCGATCGGCGGTAGCCCGGTTCTCTACGTCCAGTCCGGCGAGTTGCAGCTCAAACGCGACGTGAAGGTGCTGAACACCGTTGACGGCGTTCAGGGCCCCTATGCCGTGTGGCTCGGGCCGCTCGCCGCCACTGGCAAGTTGACGTTCATCGCCGCGGACGAAACCGAGTTCCTTCGCTATCTGAACGCCACCAACCCGGCCCTGACGGTCAACTTCGAAGCCGGTAGCGGGGCGTCGCTGGTAGGCATCGACATTGCCATGCAGTCGGTGTCCTATCGGGGTGCGAAGGTCGGCCGCGGCCAGGACTACACGACCGTCGAAACCGACTTTTCGGCGATCGGGAACACGACCAACGTGGGCGCCTCCGGCGGCTTCGGGGCCTGCACGATCGTCACCAAGTCGGCGATCTCCAGTTCGACTTTCCAGTAGATCCCCCGTTCTCCCACCCCCGGTGCAGGCGGTCGCACCGGGGGTGGGCTCGACCGCGCAGACCGCAGGAGACTCCCTTGTCCAACAACCCTCGCGCGCAGACCGTGCGCGTCGACCTGCCAGCCACCGAGGACTATGGCACCGGCCAGTGGGCCGAGATCCGCAACCCCAAGCGGGTCACGAAGGGCGACCGGGATGATCTGCGGGTCGCGTCGTTCAGCGTTGTGGAACTCGACGATGACGGCAAGGTCACCAATGTCGGGGCGGCGTCGGTCGCGTCGTTCGATGCGTTGCTCCGGCATTGGGTCGTCGCCTGGTCGCTGAAGGACCCGGAGAGCGGCGAGCCGGTTCCGATCCCCCTCGATCTCGACGACGAGGCGCTTGCTGCCATCGACCTGGACATCATCGACGTCTTGGAAGACGAGTTGAAGCCCGTCCTCGACAAGATCAACGGACGGCGGGACACCAAGCCGAGCATGGACCCGCAGTCCCCTTCCGTGCCCTCGCGCGACTGAGCCAACTCGCCGAGGGCGAAGAACTCCGACCCAACCAGGCGCCGCTACCCGACTGGATCGACGACGCCCAGCTCTACTCCTGGTACGCGGAACGCTGGCAGTGGACGCCAGACCAGGTTGATGCGCTTCCGCTGCCGCTGGTCGACGACTGGCCGCTGATGATGCGAGCGATCGACGAAGGCCGGCAGCGTAAACACGACCGGGATGTGCGCCGCGCCGAGATGGACGCGAGGTCGCGCTGATGGTGATGGCCCTCCGGGTCGACGTGGAGGCGTTGCTCGCCGGACTGAACGCGCTCGGCGCCAAGGCCGACCTTGCCGCGATGGCAGGCGCGAAAGCTGGCGCGGCGGTAGCCGAGGCGTCGATCAAACGCCAGTTGTCGATCTACTCCCATCGCAGAGGCACACCCACCCCATCCCCGCCCGACGCGCCACCAGCGGTCATCAGCGGCACCCTTCGCCGCTCCGTGATGGTCGAAACCCGCCCCGGATATGTGGCCGTTGGCCCGTCAGTCGTCTACGCCCGCATCCAAGAACTGGGTGGGGCCACCGGGCGGCACCATCGCACAACACTGCCACCTCGGCCTTACGTGCAGCCGGCTTACAACACGGCGTACGGCGAAATGCAGACCGCCGCGCTGACCGCGATACGGCGAACGCTCGGATTCTGAACGTCCCGGGAGGTCCCCATGGGGTCTCCCGTGAGGGGCCTTCTGCCCCCGGTCATGATCGAGCTGGTCAACAATGCGGCCGAGTTCGCCGTTGGCATGAAAGAGGCCGGCGCGTCCGTCAAGGAGATGGCCGAGTCGAGCGCCGCAGCGGTTAAAGCCGCCAGCGACGCTATGGCCCTGTCCGGAGCTGAGGGTGCCGCGAAGTGGGGTGCAGCGTGGGACGCCGAATGGGCGAAGCAGGCTGTTGCCGCAGACCGCAACGCGCTGGCGATGCAGGTTGCCCAGACTCGGGCGGCCACCGTAGGCACGATCGAGTGGAAGGCCGCCCTCGACGCCCAAGTAGCCGCGCAGGCCGCCGCGGACGCGAAGATTGCCGCGTCCCGTGAGAAGGCCGTCGCCTCCATGGGCAAAGCCGTCACCGCCTTCGGCAAAGCGTCCGCCGTCGCATTCATCGCCGTCGGAGCCGAGTCGGTCAAAATGGCCGCCGACTTTGACAAGGAGATGGTCAAGCTCAACTCCCAGTTGGGCATGACCATGCCGCAGGTCAACGCACTCAAAGGCCAAGTGCTCGCCCTGGCCGGCAAAATCGGCCAAGACCCGGATTCGCTTGCCGAAGCGCTGCTCCACGTCGAGGCCGCCACGAAGTCGATGGGGACCAGCGCCCCGAAGGCGATGGATGTCCTGACGATCGCCGGTAAGGCCGCCGCGGTCTCCGGGGCGAACCTGGTCGACGTAACCAACGCCCTCGACGCGGCGATGGTCTCCGGCCTGCCCGGGATGGAAAACCTTTCCAAGGCGGCCGGTCAGCTCGTTGCTGCTGTCGGTGAAGGTGACATGTCCATGCAGGACATGTCCGACGCCTTCGGCAAGGGCAACGTCGCGATCTGGAAGAACTATGGCCTGTCGATCACCGATGTGACGGCGTCTCTCGCCCTGTTCGGTGACATGAACCTTCGCGGCGCCGCTGCCGGCACGGCGATGACGAACACTATGAAGTATCTGCTGCATCCCGCGGCGACGGCACCGAAATACTTCAACGAGATGGGCCTGTCCGTAGACAAGCTGTCGAAAGACATTACGACAGGCGGCCTGCCGAAGGCTATCGGTGACATCAAGATGTCGCTCGACAAGCTGTACGGCTCGGGCAAGGAAGCCGATCTGAAGAAGCAGATCGCCCTGACCAGCATGTTCGGGACCAAGGGCGGCAACTCGATCTCCGACATGATCGGCGCCTACGGGGTCTACACGGAGAAGGTCAAGGCTGCCGGCTCCGCGACCGGCGACATCAACAAGGCGTTCGCGTCCACGCAGGCGAACTCGTTTTCCCAGCAGTTGAAGCAACTGGAGATGTCCGCCAAGGCGCTGATGATCCAGCTTGGCAACTGGCTGATTCCGAAGCTAGAAGCGATCGCCAAGTTTTTCGCGAGCCATCAGAACCTGACAAAGGGCATCGTCATAGCGTTCGCGGCCCTTATGGCACTTTCCGTCGCCATGTGGATCTACGGTGTGATTGAGGCTGTTGTTGCGCTCGGGATTGCCTTGGTCGGCGCAGAGGTCGCCGCCGCACCGATCACAGCGATTGTGATTCTCATCGTCGCGGCTCTGGCGCTGCTCGGTTTCGCCATCTACGAACTCGTCAAGCACTGGTCGACCGTCTGGGGTGCGATGAAAACCGCCGCGCTCGCGGTCTGGGACGCACTCAAAATCGCCTGGTCGGCGACCCTCGGCGCGCTGGTGACCGCGTGGCATGCCGTCTCCGGGTTTTTCGTCGCCGGCTGGAACGGCATGATCGGCGGCCTCAAGGCGGCGTGGGGTGGGATCGTCACCGCCTGGCATGCGGTCGGATCGGCACTGTCGACAGCGTGGCGGGCGACAATCTCGTTCCTGTCGGCCGTCGCTCGCCCGTTCGTCTCAGCATTTCGGGCGACCGTCGGTGGGGTTGAAACCGCCTGGCGGGCCGTCACAGGCGCTTTGACGACCGCGGCCCGGGTCACGTGGGGTGCGATCAGAACAGCAGCGCTCGCCACCTGGCATTTCCTGGAGCCGATCCTCAAGGCCATCGCGAAGGCGATCAACCTTCTGCTGCTGCCGATCCGGTTGCAGGTGCTCGCCTGGGAGATCGCCTACCGGGCGATCGGCAAGGCGGTCCTCTGGTTCTGGCACAACGTGCTCGAACCGTTCGGCAAGGGTGTTGCCTCGGTCGTCACCGGCACGATTGGAACGGCGATCCGCTGGCTGGAAACTGCCTGGCGAACCGTTTGGAATGCGCTCGGAACCGCAGTCAACTGGGTGTGGAACTCGGTGCTGCTGCCCGCCTTCCATGCGATTGTCTCAGGCGTCGAAACGTTCATCATCGGTAACCTTCGCCTAGCTCAGGCGATCTGGAACGGGATCTGGTCGGCGCTTGGCACCGCCGTGTCGTTTGTGTGGAACTCGGTGCTGCTGCCCACGTTCCACGCGATCGCAACAGCGTTCGACGCGGTCATCGGATTCGGGCTGCGTCTGCTCCAGGCGACATGGAACGCCGTGTGGGGTGCTATTCAAACAGCCCTCTCCGCGATCTGGAATGGTTTCCTGTCGCCAACGTTCCATGCGATCGCTTCGGCGTTCGACGCTGTGATCGGGTTTGGGCTGCGTGCTTTGCAGACCACGTGGAACACGATCTGGGGGGCGATCCACACTGCCGTGTCCACGGTGTGGACGTCGTTCCTGTCGCCGACGTTCAACGCGATTGGCGGGGCGCTTGACACGGCGATCGGTGCCGCGCTCCGCGCCCTCAAAATCACCTGGGACACGATCTGGGGTGGGATCAAGACCACAGTTACCACGATCTGGGGCGTCCTCAAACCGATCTTCGACTCGATCGGTCATGCGATCAGCACCATCACCGGAGGTATCGGTGGTGTCGCCAAGGCGGTCGGCGGGTTCGTCGGCACCCTGAACAAGATTGCCCCGTTTGCCGAGGGTGGTTCCCCGCCCGTCGGCCAGGCGGTGCTCGTCGGTGAGCGTGGCCCGGAGCTGGCCGTGTTCGGCGCACCGGCCTACATCCACCCGGCCAACGAGACCAAGTCGATTCTGGCCGGCGGGAAGGCTGGCGGCGGCTGGGTGGGGATGCAGCCGTCGGGCGGCGGAGGCGGCATCACGATCAACCTGACGGTGCAGGCGTCCGATGTCGTCATCGACGGCCAGAAGGTTTTCAAGTCCACCCAGAAGCAATCCCTCCGGTACAACCGGCGGAACCCCAGCAACGGTCTGGCCCGTATCGCCGGGGTCTGATCTGAACGTCGGCGTCGACAGCGGGAGATGTGATGACTCTCGCTGTCGACCCGTCGTCCCCGCCCGCGGTCTACGTCGCCACCGGCAACGCGACGACAGCTTCGTTCACGGCCCCCGCCGGGTCGGTCATCGTCATTCTCGCGGCGATGGCGCCCCGCGCCGATGGGACCACGGTTGGCGCGTTCGCGTTCGACTCGGGCAGGTTGGACTGGCCCCGCTGGGATTGGCGGGCGCCGACGTCGACAACCGCCGAGGTCGATTTTTGGGCGACGATCGCGACGGCGGCGGCGCCGCGGACGGTGACAGTTGTCGGCGCGTCCGATAACAGTCGTGCGAAGTTTGTCCAAGTGCTGGTGTTTACAGGCGCTGATCTGGCGGCGACGTTCCCGCAGCATGTGACTGGTGTTGGGAACCCATCGTCCGGTTCGGGGTCGGGCTCCAGCGGCTCGTCGGGCGGCGGAAGTAGCAGCACCGGCAACTACTACGGCGGGTCGACGAACGTCAATGACACGACCGCCTACCCGAACTCGGTCATCATGCCATCGGCGCTGCCGATCCCGTCGGGTGCGGTGCGTATTCCGCTCGGATCGAATATCGCGTCGGCCGCGTCGAGCCACGGCGCGGGGACTGTGTTCGTCCTCGACGCTGGAACCTACAGCGGCGGCTACACGATCGTTCCTAACCCAGGTCAGCAGTTCTACGGCCAGGGCGCCGGTAAAACGATCCTGTCGAACATTCAGATTCACCGGGGAAGCTCGGCCACCACGAACATTGGCATTTTCAATCTGACGTTGCGCGATGTGGGTCCGAACACCTCGCAGCGCGGTGCGATCGACTCGTGTTTCTCGGAGAACCAGACCGCCAGCGGTTGGCATGTGGCCAACTGCGAGATCACCAACTGTTACATTGGCATTCAGCTCGGGCCGAACTTCATCCTGGAGAACTGCACGCTGCATCACAACGGTGGCAAGGCTATCGGTGACGGCGAGCAGGGCTCGATCATCCGGTACAACCAGTTCTTTTTCAACCTGACCCCCGGCCAGAATAATTATTACGATTCGGGCGCGGACGACTCGAACGTCAAAATGGCGTTGCAGACCGGTGCCACGTGGATCGGCAATCTGATCCACAAGGGCAATGGAAACGGCGGGTCTTACGGTGGCATTGGCGGCCACGGTGTCTGGCAGGATGTCTCCTGCGGTATCAACCTGGCCGACAGGACTGGGAACTATCCGGCGTTCGGGAACGTCTACGATAGTAACATCATCTACTCGAACTATTCGGGTGGCATCTGCGACGAAACCGGCGGAAACAACGTCTTCAAGAATAACCTGATCGTCGGCAATGCGTACGGCAGCGGCCTTGACGGCTTCCGCAGATGCGGAATCGCCATCCAGTCCAGTAACCACGACACCGTGCAGAACAACTTCATCTGGAACAACGGCGGCAACTCGGTCATCATCTACATGGATCAGACGGGTGGCGACCGGGCCGACGCCAACCGGTCGAAGAACAACTCTGTCATCGGTAACCATCTAGACGTTGCCCCCGCGCAGATCACCGGTAACTGGTCCGGCGGCTCGGGAAACAACACGATCTCCGGGAACACGGTCGTCGGCGGATTCTCCGGAGTCACCGTTCCGACCCTGCTCGCCGGTCCGCAGGCAACCACCGGCACAGGTACCGGCGGTGGGGGTGGCACCCCGTCGGGTCCGTCGTCGCTCATGGCCCAGTCGATGACCTGCACCCGCACCGGCTCCCAACTGTGGGCGATCTACGCCGACCTGTCGGGCTCCGGCGCACCCACCGTCTCACCTGGCAGCCGCTATTCGTCGATCACCGGGTCGATGACCGGCGCCGTCTTGTCCTACACCTCACCGGTGTCCGCCGGGACGACGATGGAGATCGCGACCACGGCGCCCTTCGGGGATCTGTCGTGGATCGTCTTCGAGATCGTCCCCGCAGCCCCCACAGGTGGCGGCGGAGGTGGTGGCGGTGGCGGAGGTGGGGGTGTTGGCGGCGGCGGGATCGGCACTGTCGGGTCAACGCTGTGGCCCCAGGTGGTTGTCGAGGCTGGATTCGGGTTGGATCCGGCGTCGCCGTTGGCCTACCCGCCGATCGTTGGCGACTCGGCGACGTTCTCACGGTCGATCGGACGGTGGGGCACTTCGGGTAACTCCAGCCTGCTGTGGGGGCAGAACTTCGCCCCCGCGCCGTGGCGTAACTGCCTGCTGGTCACCGCCCTGACCGACGGTGCTGCGGGGGTGCTACTGATCACCGACGCGGGGACCATCATCCCCGGCGTCGAGTACACGATCACCCTGCGGGTTCGCGCCGGGCTGTCGCCGCGGTTCGGTGGTGTGACCGCCGAGTGGGCAGACGCAGCCAATGCGACCTCCACCAACCAGGATGTGGAGACGTTCGCCGACTCGGCGACCGGGTGGACAAACGTCACCATCACCTCGACACCCGCAGCTGGGGCGTCCCGGCTGAACCTGGTCGTCGGCTGGGTGGGGCTCGCCGCAGGTGAGCAGCACGTCATCGCTGGCATCGAATGTACGTCGGCGGTCCCGTGGACGGACATCTCCCGCTATGTCCGCGGCTTGGAGTTGAACCGGGCGTCCCGACAGTACGAGTTGGACAGGTTCGAGGCTGGCACCGCGTCGATCATTGTCGACAACTCGGGCGGCCGGTTCGACCCGACCAACACTGCCGGGCCGTATTCGCCGGATCTTGTGCCGCTGGTCCCGATCCGGGTGACTGCGATCTGGCGGGGTTTGCGTTACCCGCTGTGGGCCGGGTTTGTCGAGCGGTGGCCGCAGACATGGGTCACACCATCACTGTCCCTTCCGGAGATCACCTGTGTGGATTCCCTGGCCGCACTCAGCCAGGGCACGATGCGGACCACCTACGAGCAGGAAGTGCTGCTCGACGGGCCGGTGGCGTTCTACCCGCTGGCCGAATCGGCGTCGACCGGTGGCGCTGGGGATGTGGCGGCCGCCGGGTCGCTGGCGAAGCTGGTGTCCGCGTCGGCGGGCGGCGGCAAGTCGACGTTCGGCGGCCAGACGATCATTTTCGACGGGGGGGCTGCGCTGCGGCTCAACCCGTCCGCGTCGACGAGCTTCCCCTATCAGGCAGATGTGTTGGACCTGTCTGCGGGGAACGACGCGAACTTTATGGGCGGCCCGTGGTCGATGGACCTGTTCTTCGGCCAGGACGGAACGACGACCCCAACCTCGGCGCCGATTTTCTGCCATCTCGACGGCTCCGGTAACAAAACAGGCATCGAGATCATGGTGGGTCGGACTGTCGCCCAGCAGCTCACCCTGTATGTCGGCGGGACGAAGGTCTACGAGTCGTCGGGCGGCATTCTGTTGGGAGGCGGCTTTGGCAACTATGCGGCTGTGACCGTCAGCTACACGGGTGTGATCACCTTGTATGCGGGCAACTATGCCGGTTGGCTGACCGATGGGACCCACGAGTATCTGTGGCAGGGGACGGCGAGTTTCGGCAACCCGGTGGCCCACACGGTTATCGGCGGCGACTGGATCGGGACGACAGCGACCGCCAACCAGTACAACGGATTCGTCTCCCATGTCGCATTCTACAACAAGGAACTCACCGAAACGCGGGTCAACGCTCACTGGGTCGTCGGTGTGTACGGCGGCTATGGCCCGGCGGCCGGCTATGTTCCTGAAACTACCGGGGAACGTGTCGACCGGGTTCTGAACTATTGGGGATGGCCGAAGAACCTCAGGTCGGTCATGCCTGGCCGGACCTATGCCGGTTCGGCGGGGACGTTCGGCCTGTCGGGTCTGGGCGGCCAGTCTGCGTTGGATTCGATCCAAGATCAGGGCGACGCCGACAAAGGCCAAGTGTACAGCTTGGCCGACGGGGCGCCCTGCTTCGAGGACCGTTCCTACCGGCCGTCGCAGGCCACTCCGGTGAACGTGTTCGACCCGGCTACTGGTCTGCCCTACGAGCTGGACGGGTTGGAAACGGACACCGACCCGACCTATGTGTACAACCAGGTTTCGGTGACCCGCGATGGTGGGGCGTTGGCGAGTGTTTCCGACTCGGCGTCGATGACGAAGTACTTTCCGCGGACCTTCACGCAGACGATCAGAACCGGTTTTGATGAGGACGCGGCGCAACGTGCCCAACTGCTGCTCCGCCAGTATTCGTCGCCGCGGACTCGGCTGTCCGCGTTCACGTTCGAGCCGTCGGCGAACCCGGACGACCTGTTCGTCCCGGCGCTGTCGATGGACATTTCCGATCTGAACCAGGTTGTGCTGCGGCCCGTGGGTGCGCCTTCGTGGACGTTCAACGGCTATGTGGACGCGCTTTCGCATTCCATCAGCGTGGAGCCGGACGGCCAGTCGTGGAAGGTCACCTGCCAACTGTCCCCTGTCCTACCCGACTAGCGTCCGGATCGGCTGCCGATGATTGCCGTCCTCGCCGCTGCGGCTGTGGCTGCGGACAGTCCTCCCGCGGATGTGCTGTCCCAGATTTTGGGCTACGGCGTTCTAGGGATCGTGGTCGTTCTTCTGCTGACGCGGATGCTGGTCCCCGGATGGGTGGTGTCCAGGCAGGATTCCGCCCACCGGGACGAGTTGGACGCCCGGGAGACGGCCCATCAGCGTGAGGTTGCCGCTTTGCAGCAGACGATCGCCCAGCAGGACGGGGAGATCGCCGCGCTGCGAACCGGGTTGGACACGTCGTTCGCGTTCACCCGCGATCAGGTGGTACCGGCATTGACCCGGTCGACGGATGCGCTGGTCCGGTCGAATGATCTCGCCCGCGAGCATCTGCACGAACTGGCGAGGCGGGCGGGCGCACCGTGAGCGATGAGGCGGTACGGATGCCGACAGCCGTGCTGCCGCCCGCTTCCGCTCGCCGTTTGAGGGCGATTTCAACGCTTTTGTCGGACGCCGGGGAGGTTTACGAGGACCTCCTCGACCAGCTTGCGCTTCACGACGTGGTGATCGCGGAGCTTGTGGCCCGTCTCCCGGAGGACCCCGATGCCGAATAGCGAGGCCCTCCGACAGTTGGCCGATGCGGCGAACCGGCTGGCCGACGGTCGCGAGGACATCACGGGTGCGCTCAACGGGCTGCTGTCGGCAACCCAGGAGCTGACGCGGCAGGTCGAGGCGGACCGGGTCGAATACGACCATCGGCTTGCCGAGGCGAAGGCCCGTACCGAACAGGTCGCCGAGGATGCGGCACCGCGGGTGGAGGTCGCCTCGCAGGTGCGGGGTACCCGCCGGCGCATTGTCGTCGCCGCCCTGCTGTTGCTGACGATTCTGGGTGGGGTGGCCTCGACTGGCCTTGTGCTGGTGATGCGGTCCCGCGATCTGGCGGCAACCCGGACCCAGTTTGACCAGTTGGCGCAGGAGCGGGCTGCGAACTGCCAGGTGTCGCAGGTGCGGACGGCAACGGAGGTTGCGTTCGTCCGCGGCGAGCTGGCAGCCGATCAGGCATCGCTGGCGCTGCTGACGGGTCCGAGGGCGTCGGATGCGACGAAAGCGTTCGCGCACACCGTGTTCGACGGGCGGATCAGCGCCGAGCAGATGTTTCTGCGCGGCTACCCGGCGGCCCCGCTGACCTGCACCGTGCCGCAACGCTAACCCCCCTTCCCTCGGCCGGATGCCTCCGCGGTGTTCGGTCTTCTTCGTGCGCTCGAACGGAGACCGCCATGGCCGTCTTTCAGGGCACTGTTGTTTCGGTTGACTCGCAGGGCCGTCCGTCGGTGCAGATCGCCGCGCAGGTCGCCGTTTCGGCTGCTGCGGGTGTGGCTGCCCCGTCGGTGGGCGACACGGTGTGGGTGCTGATGGACGGCACGTCGGTGTCGTGGCTGCCAGCACCTCAGCCGGCGTCGACCAACCCTGGCGGGTCTGGCGGTTCGGGGGGGTCGGGTGGTACCACCGATCCGGGCGGCTCGGGTGGCTCCGGTGGTTCGACTCCGCCTCCGGCGGATGGCGTCTACTGGGGTGGCACGACGAACCTGGCGGACACGTCGGCATGGCCGGACCGGGTGCTGATGCCTGCCCCGCTGGCGATCCCGTCAGGCGCTGTGCCGATCCCCGCCGGGGCGAACATCAACAGCTTTGCGCAGGCCAACCCTGCGGGGACTGTGTTCGCCTTGGCCGCAGGGACCTACACGGGCCCGTCTGTCGTGTACCCGAAGGCCGGCCAGCAGTTCTACGGCCAGGGTGCGGGCGCGACGATCACGAACAACGTGTGGTGGACGAACTCGGACTCGTCGGCCACAGGTGTCGGGATCTTCAACATGACTGTCCAGGGGTGTAGCGGAAAGTCCCCGGTCGGCTACTACTACTCGGCGATCGAGAGCAATGGCCGCGGTGCCCGTCCGGGCGCTTCCGGTTGGCATGTCGCCAACTGTGAGCTGACCGGGAGCTACACCGGTTTCGGGCTGGGCGACCGGTCGCTGATCGAGAACTCGACAGTGCATCACAACCAGGCTCACGGGATCATGGGCGGCGGCGCAGGGTCGACGGTTCGCTACAACCAGCTTTACGCCAACTTCACGTCGACCGCGGTCGACACCGGGCCTGGTGACAATGGCGGGATCAAAATGGCGCTGATGACCGGCGCGACGTGGGTCGGCAATCTGATCCACAAGGCGAACCCGGCCGGAATCGCCTACGGCGGTATCGGCGGCCCGGGGCTGTGGATGGACGTGAGCTGCGGGCTGACCGGCGACCATGTGTCGGCGTCCCCGAGTAGCGGGAACACGTTCACCGGGAACCTGATCTACTCGAACTATGGCTCGGGCCTGTGTGACGAGACCGGCGGGAACAACGTCTTCACCGGGAACCTGATCGCCGGCAACGGCAAAGGTGCCAGGTTGGACCCGTGGCGCGCTGCCGGCCTCGTCATCCAGTCCAGCAACCACGACAGTGCGACGGGTAACTACGTGTGGGGCAACCCGGCTAGCGTGACGATCTACATGGACCAGAACGGCGGCGACAGGTCGGACGCGCGGCGGTCGATGTTCAACACCATCACCGGCAACTGGTGCGACGTCGCGCCCGGACAGCTCACCGGCACATGGTCCGGAGGGTCCGGGAACAACACGATCAGCGGGAACACGGTGGCCAGTGGGCTCACCGGGGTGACGATTCCGAAGGTGAAAGCCGGTCCTCAGATGCTGGCTGCCTGAGTGGGCTCGAATGCCACCAGCCCCCGGCCGGATTGGCTCGGGGGCTCGCGGCAGGTCAGCGGTGCTGTTCGATCCGGTCGATCCGGCGAAGCGACTGAGCAAGTTCCGCGTCTGATGGCTCTCGCCTGACCTCGTACGGGGTCGGCGGGACATACAGGTCGATCGCGAGCATCGGCAGGTGTTGGATGTTGTAGGGCACGCCGACGGGAACGACTCGGCCATCGCTGAGCGTCCGCCGGCCGGTGGCGGTACGGTCGCCAGTCGCGAGGTTCAGGATGACGCCGGGCTGGCCGTAGCCGTGCTCGGTGGCCCACTGCTGGGCGCGCTCGGGCAGGTCATCCCAGCCAACCCGCAGCATGCCGCTGGCGATGTCCTGGCCGGGGGCCACGTCTGCGACCGTTGGCCGAATGATCAGCGTGCTGATGGTCATCATGCTCTCCTGGCGGTGCTGGCAGTTGGGATGGGGCCGCCGAGTGCGAGCGCAGCGGCGTAGCGGACAGGATCGGCTTTCACCTCGACTGCGCGGCGCCGCACCTGCTCGATAGCCGGGCGCGACACCGACCGCCCTTGGTGTGCTGAAACCGCCTCGGCAACAGCCTCGTCAGTGCCGAGTTCCGTGTGCAGGGCCTCGGCGAGAAGTGCCCGCCTATCCGCCGCCGCCTGCCGGGTCGACAGTGCGAACTGGGCGAGCAAGCGGTTCGTCCGGACTGATGTCACTGCTGGTACTCGGGCAGGTCGCGCAGCTTCTCCATCTCGGCGATCTCCGAGAGGTAGGCGGCGTTCGCCTGCTCGATTGTGTCGTGGACGGTTTCCTCGCGGAATGAGCCCTGTGACGTTTCGACCCGGCGGAAGTCGCGGACGACAGCGGCGTCAAGGTCACTGTCGATCCACTCGTCGCGGTCGGGAACCCACCGGCCTGCTTCGAGGCGGGCGGCGGCCGTGCCATCGGCGAGTGCGGCGAAGGTGGCCGTGGTGATGGCCTTGTCGAGGTCGTAGGTGTGGATGAC